TCCTTCATTGACAAAAGGACACATGTTTTGGATTCGTCGAAGATCAAACCAGGGCAATTCATGCCCGATGCATGGTTGATTGATGTGGAATTCGTTGAAATTGTCAGAAGGCCAGGAACGGAAAAAGACACCTACAGATTTACCACTTTGAAAGAAGATGCTTCAATTTTTGAAGTTGTGGAAATTTTGAAGGACATGTCTATGAAACACTTTCAGAAGCAAAAGAATTTTGTGAAAGTTGTTGAAGACATGTATGATCAACCGTTGTGCGAGCATTGTTTTCCTGCAAAGGAATGTCCATACTGTGCGAAATGCATGGACAATCAATGCTTGTTTGAGCCTTTGGGTGATTTTGACACATATGATCCTAAGCTGTTGGAGAGCGTGCGTGCATCCATTGCTAATCGACCAATCGAACCAAGTTTGCCTGAAATAGTGGCAGATTGGTATATTGAGAGGAAGATTTCGCGCGTTTTTTATGACGCGCGCATTGGATGCAAATCCTTTTGCGATTATCTGAGAGAGAAGAAATCTTGGATTTTGGGAGCCGCATTGGGCGGTACAATCGCAGTTGCAGCATTTTATGCTTTGAAAGCATATTTTGAGATGCGGCAACAGGGCGCTGTCGAGTCCATCCCTGTCAAATTTGAGGATGACAAGGAAAATCCATGGAAAAAAGTTCGGATGGTCAACATTCCGAAATCTTTGGAAGCTAACACAACCACATGGCAAGATTTGTCTGCCAAAGTTTCTAAAAGTGTAGGTTTCATTGATATTTTTAACATGGAAAAGACAGTGCGAAGATCGTGCATGATTATGCCGATTTGCAATAATTTTTGGATATTGCCTTCGCACATGCTAAAGGATGATGAGGAGTATGTCGTGCAAGTTCAGACGACTCCTAGGAACATCCTTGGCAAAAATCCCACCCAGGTCATTGGACCTGAATTGTGGTACCGACTTCCAGGCACAGATTTTACGTTATTGTGCCTCACATCTGGTGGAGATGTGTATGATTATAGGAAGTTTTTGCCCGAAGCACATGATCAAATTGATGGAGTCCATGTACATAGTATTTTGAAAAATAGGGAAGGACTTACATCAGAATTTGATTTCCAGGTTGGACGCAAGAAAACGATTAATTCGTATGCGGCGAAATTCACAGGTGTGGATTATTATTTTCCACAACCTACCAAACCTGGCATGTGCATGATGCCATTGATTCCAAAATTGCGGGGAGCATGCATTTTGGGATTTCATTTGGCAGGACTTAATGGTAAAACTTATGGAGCCAGTGGTTTATTGACCCGGGGAATGGTTGATGATGCTGTTGCGCATTTAGCAAACAAGGGAGTTTTGCAAGCGCATTCCACTGGTGAAATGGTTACTGAAAAGTACGGCATTAATTTTGATGTCGTATCTGAGCCACATACCAAGAGTCCAGTGCATTGGTTGCAAGATGAGGAAGATGGTACACAACCCATCTGCCAAGTCTTTGGGCAACATGCACAACCAATTCGCCATTTCAAATCTGAAGTTCGTGAATCTCCAATTTCAAAGTTGGTGGAGGAAGAACTTGGTTTACCAAATAAGCATGGTAAGCCACAAGATATGAATTCTTGGCGACATTGGCAGAGGGACTTGGACTTGATGTCTAAGCCCCGTGGAATGTTTCGTCCAAAAATCATGAAGAAAGCTCGAACTGATTTGAAAATCATGATCGACAAGATTTTGGATGAACAACCGGATTTGGAAAAATTGATCCATCCTTATAGTTTGGATGCTGTTCTCGCTGGAGTCGACGGAGTTAATTCTGTTGATCGCGTGGATTTGAGCACATCTATGGGATGGCCTATCAACAAACAAAAGAAAAATTTTATTCGTGAGAGTTTTCGTGAAGTTGAAGGTATCTCATGTCCTTTGGACATGGATGAACAATTTTTGGAGGAAATGGTTCGCATGGAGCAATGTTTGCTGCGCGGTGAGCGTGTGCATACTATATTTCGTGCAAACCTGAAAGACGAGCCGACCAAATTGACTAAGAACAAAGTGCGCGTTTTTGCTGGTTGTGAGTTTGCTTTCTTGCTACTTGTAAGGAAGTATTACTTATCACTTGTTCGAGTCATGCAGAAGAATTGGGAAAAATTC